AGACGGCGATATACACAGCGCCAACCAAGCAGCGGCAGGACTCGAAACACGCGACCAAGCTAAGACGTTCATCTACGCATTCCTGTACGGTGCAGGTGATGAGAAGATAGGCAGTATCGCAGGCAAGGGCGCTAAACATGGGAAGAAGCTAAAGAAAGACTTCCTTGACAATATACCATCGCTAAAAGCGTTGAAGGAGTTAGTAGAGAAGATAGCAGCAAACGGCACGTTGCCGAGTTTAGACGGCAGAAGGATACGCATACGCAAGGCTTATAGTGCGCTAAACTTCCTCTTACAAGGAGGCGGCGCAGCGCTTATGAAGAAAGCATTGTTGAACGGTGTCGAGAGTCTTAGAGAGCAGAACATACCTTTTAAGATGGTCGCTAACGTACACGATGAGTTTCAAGTAGAGACGCCTGAGGCTTTCGCCAAGGCTGTAGGACTACACTTTCGTAATGCGATACGCAAGGCAGGTGACGATTTTGAACTACGTTGCCCTATGGATGGTGAGTATAAGATTGGTAACAATTGGTCTGAAACTCATTGATTTTTTTAACTTTACGTGATAGACTATATAGACTTTATTAAGGAGCACTACAATGCAAAAAAAGATACCACCTACACCTATTAAAGCTACTATTTACTGGGCTAACCTAAAACAGCCTAATAAAATGTCAGGAAAATACCAAGTTGACCTTGGTAATCTCTCAAGCAAAGCCGTTGCTGCGTTAGAAGAGCGAGGAGTGCCTATTAGGAACAAGAACAACGAAGCAGGTGATTTTGTCACGGCTAAGTCTAATTATCCTATACGCGCTTATAACGTTGATGGAGACGAGATTCATTGTCTTATAGGCAACGGATCTGAAGCAGTTGTTGCCGTTAGTCATTATGATTGGAAAGGTCAAACAGGTCAGGACGGTCGTTCAGCAAGCTGTTACAAGTTAGTAATTACCGACCTGAATGAGTATGAAATTGACTCAGAAGTTGCTTTAGACTTAGACTTAGAAGCAGCTCTCTAATGCTTCTAATTGATGGCGATATATTTTGCTATCGGGCGGCTTGTGCGTGCGAGACTGACGCACAAGTCTCTTTAGAGAATGCTACAGCACAAGTCAAACGAGCCTTTAACTCTATCCTCACTGACGTTCTAATGCGTTATCCTGAGCACGACTATATCCTATACCTAACCGGAGGCGGTAACTTCAGACATGACGTTGCCGTCACTGCTCCGTACAAAGGAAACAGGAAAGGTGCAAAACCCCTTCTGCTGCCTGCTATACGCGAGTATGCTATTGGTTACTGGGAAGCAGTCATGATCGAAGGTGAAGAGGCTGACGATGCTATAGCTACTGCTGCTTCCTCTGCTCATTTGAACGACGATCCTATCATGGTAAGCATTGATAAAGACTTCGATCAAGTGGCGGGTATGCACTATAACTTTGTGAAGAAGGAAGAGTACTTCGTAAGCTCAGAGATAGGCTTGAAGAGCTTTTACAAACAGATACTAACAGGTGACTCTATTGACAACATCATTGGTGTTGACGGTATAGGCGCAGGTGGCGCACACGAGCTGATTGGCAACTGCCGCAAAGAAACTGATATGTGGGACATTTGCGAAGATCAATTAGGCTATGACAGGGCGTTGGAGAATGCACGTCTACTGTGGCTAAGACGCACAGCAGGACAGATGTGGATGCCTCCACGAGAACGTCCTACAGGAGTACGCTTTTATGGCGAAGCAACTAGTACCACGCACTAGAGCCGGAAAGACTTGGACAGAAGCGCGTTATTGGCAGTTCATACGATCAGCGCTTAGACAGGCTTACAGCCGTTATCCTGTTAAGTTTCAAGTTAAGAAGGACGCAGAGCGTACAGTAGAAGGTTGCAGACACAAGTACGAGTATCAATGTGCTGAGTGTTCAGAGTGGCATACCAACAAAGAGATACAGGTAGACCACATCATTCCGGCAGGCAAACTAAGCAGCTATAAAGACATTGCAGGTTTCTCAGAGAGGTTGTTCTGTGAAGCAGACGGTATGCAGGTCTTGTGCGTAGAGTGTCACCAGAAGAAAACTAACGCAGAACGTGCAGCGAGGAAGAAGACATGAGACATTTTGTCATACCAGACACGCAGGTTAAACCAGACTCTAATATAGAGCATCTGACGTGGGCAGGTAAGTATGCAGTAGCTATGAAGCCTGAAGTTATCATTCATTTAGGTGACCACTGGGACTTTCCTAGTCTGTCTAGCTATGACAAAGGTAAGAAGTCTTTTGAAGGCAGACGTTATCAAGCAGACGTAGAGGCAGGCAAGGTTGCTATGCAGGCTTTCCTAGCTCCTATCAAGGAAGAACAAGCACGACAACGCGCTAACAAGCACAAGGTGTGGAAACCTAAGCTAGTGTTCTTACTTGGCAACCACGAGAACAGGATCACTAGAGCAGTAGATGATAGTCCTGAGCTTGAGGGTTTGATGTCGTTTGCTGACCTTGGTCTAGAGAAGATGGGTTGGGAAGTTGTACCGTTCTTAGAAGTTAAGATGATTGACGGTATAGCCTACTCACACTACTTCACCTCTGGCGTTATGGGTCGCCCTGTGTCGTCTGCTAAGCTAATGCTGACTAAGAAGATGGTTAGCTGTGTCATGGGTCACGTACAAGACAGAGACATCGCCTACGCACGTAGAGCTGACGGTGTGTCAGTTACTGGACTGTTCGCAGGCATCTTCTATCAAGAAGACCAGAGCTATCTCACACCGCAGACTAATCAGTCTTGGCGTGGGCTTTGGATATTCAACGAAGTAAACAACGGTAGCTTTGACGAGTTGCCAATTAGTATGTCCTACCTTAGAAAGAAGTACGGAGAGTCTACGAATGAGTAAAACATTCACAGAGGTTAAGGAACAACTAGCTCTACTCGATGAGATAACTGTGCTTGAGACGTTAGAGATTAACTCTACAGAGCTTGTAGAACGCTTCGAGGATAAGGTAGAGGACAAACTAGATCAAATAATCGAAGACTTAGGAGGTTACGACAATGAGCTTTCTTGACAACTCACCCGCTGAAGAGTGGGACGCAATAAGTAAGAAACGTAGAGCGCACGCTAGACGTGTTAGTGAGCAAATTAACGCTGAGCAGAGAGCCTCAGAGCCTACAAAGGATGCTATTAATCCTTCACACTACAAAGGCAAAGGTATTGAGTGCATTGAGTACATTAAAGAGCGGCTCAGTAAAGAAGCCTTCTTAGGCTACCTTAACGGCAACGTAATCAAGTATACGCATCGTTGGCAAGACAAGAACGGTGTAGAAGACTTACGCAAAGCACGTTGGTACTTAGACAAATTGATAGAGGAAAAGTGCGATGTCTAGAATGGACGAGTTACTACAGCTGTGTACCAAGTGGAGCAGCGAACGTGGCATCTTTAGGAACGGTATTGTAGCAACACAGGCTCTGAAGCTAGTTAGCGAGGTAGGTGAACTTGCCGACAACGTAGCAAAGCATAGAGATATAGCAGATGACATTGGTGACTGCTTGGTGGTGTTGAACAACTTAGCAATGATGAACGAGCTAACACTAGAACACTGTTTAGAAGTCGCTTACGAAGACATTAAAGATCGTAAAGGCTATCTCAACGGTGCAGGCGTATTTATTAAAGATTCAGATAGAGGACAAGCAGCATGAGCGAGTTTAGAAATAGTTTTGGTGAGTCAATCTTCCGCAACAAGTACGCCTTGAACGAGACGCAAACTTGGTCAGAGAAAGTAGATGACCTTATGCACGATGTCTGTACAGGCATACTAAGCACTGAAGACTCAGAGTATCTAGGCAATGCTATGAAGCAGTTTAAGTTTATGGCAGGTGGTCGTTACATTTACTATGCAGGTAGACAGGCTAGCTTCTACAATAACTGCTATCTGTTGAAAGGTGAAGAGGACACTAGAGAAGAATGGGGAAAACTGACACAACGAGCAAGCGACTGTCTAATGAGCGGCGGCGGCATTGGCATAGACTACAGCGTCTTTCGTCCGAGCGGGTCACCACTGGGCAGGACAGGCGGGGAAGCGTCAGGCCCACTGCCACTAATGAACTCTATAAACGAAATAGGCAGAAACGTGATGCAGGGCGGCAGTAGACGCAGTGCTATCTATGCCTCACTGAACTGGCAACACGGAGACGCACAAGCGTTCTTGTCTGCTAAAGATTGGCACGCACTGCCTATCGCTGAAGGCGTTACAGTGTTTGATGCTAAGCAGAACAACTTCAACTTCCCTGCACCGCTAGACATGACTAACATCAGTCTTAACTACGATGACAAGTTCTTAGATGCTGTCAACAACGGCTTCTTGCCTGAGACGTTTGTACAGAATTGCCGTCAAGCACTAATGACAGGAGAGCCAGGATTTTCCTTTAACTTCGGAGATAAAGAGAATGAAACACTCAGGAACGCTTGTACCGAAGTCACTAGTGAGGATGATTCAGATGTGTGTAATCTTGGAAGTATTAATATTGGCGCAATTGATGACATCGAGGAGTTTAGAGCAATCGTTCGAGTCGCCTCGATGTTCCTTGTCGCAGGCACGCTCACAGCAGACCTTCCAACTAAGAAAGTGTATGCTGTTAGACAGAAGAACAGAAGGCTCGGTCTTGGTTTAATGGGTATGCACGAGTTTCTGCTAAAGCGTGGCAGTGACTACGAAGTAACAGAAGAGCTGCACAGGTGGCTAGAGGTATTTAGAGATGAATCGGAAAGAGCTGCTAATCTTCTTTGTGACGCCCGTGGCATCAGTCGCCCTGTTGCGTATCGTGCAATCGCTCCTACAGGTACTATAGGGATACTCGCAGGCACTACAACAGGCATAGAGCCTCTGTACGCTGTTGCTTACAAGCGCCGCTACTTAGTTGGTGGTGACAAGTGGAAGTATGAGTACGTTGTAGATGCTACAGCTGAAGACCTAATTAAGACACACGGCTTAGACCCTGACAAGATACAGACATCATCGTCTATGGTTAATGACTTTGAGCGTAGGCTGAAGTTCCAAGCTGACGTACAAGACTATGTAGATATGTCTATCTCGTCTACTATCAACCTACCGCCGTGGGGCAGTGAAGGCAACAACGAAGACCGTGTGATGGAGTTTGCTACAATACTGGCTAAGTATGCACCACGTCTTCGAGGCTTTACCTGCTACCCTGACGGCTCTCGTGGTGGTCAGCCGCTAACGATGTGTAGCTACAAAGAGGCTATGAAGCACAAGGGTGTGGTGTTTGAGGAGAACAGCGAGACTGTGTGTGCCTCTGGTGTCTGTGGAATCTAGTGGGTCGTTACTGTAACGGCTGTATAACGCTAAAAGAGGTTGGTTCAGCTTGTGTGTGTAGGATAGTTTGGGATGTAGATCATCTACCGCACAGCCTGAAACAGCTCATGGAAGAAGACGAGAAGGTTAATGATTTTATTATTAGAGGTAGGAAAGTAATAAAGCAGTTAACTGACGAGTAAGAAAAAGCCCTGTAGAGCATCCCAATCTCTACAGGGCTTTTTTGTGTACGTCCGCAGGGACGATCCTAAGGTAGCACAGAGGATTAGGTTACTTCTTTGGCTGTTTGGAATACTGCTTGCCTTTAGCAGTGTCAGCCCTCTTCTTCCTTGTCGTAGCTGCGTACTCCTTCTTCGACATTGCGTCACGCTTCTTCTTAGGCAGGTAACGCTCTCCTGTCGCTTTCTTACCCTGCGTAGACGGCTTGCCTGACTTAGTACCCCAATCCTCTTTAGTCCACTTAGACAGTGACTTCTGACCACTGGACTTGCCGCCAGAGTAACCACCACCTTTGGCTTTATACTCCTGAGCGACTAACTGAGCCTTTCTAGCAGACCACTGACCTGCTTTGCCGCCTTTAGAGCCTGCCATCACCTTGTTCTTGATTCGCTCTCGCAGAGTAGGCTTAGTGTACGCCATTACTTCTTCTTCTTAGTCATCTTAGGCTTCATACCTTTCTTAGCTGCTGCCTTCTTAGCTGCTGCTTTACCCTTCGTTGTGTAGCTGTACTTCTTACCGTTTACCATTGGCATAATAATGCTCCTTTGTGTTGACAGATTGTGTAGCGCGTGTTATTCTCTTGATGTCACCGCCGCCGGTGAAGTCCTTAGTTAGACTGTGCATCAAAAGCGTCCTTCAATGCTTTGTACATTACAGGGTCTTGAGCCTTTAGAGCATCTAACTTACCTGCATTCTGCAATCCTGTGTAGATACGAGCCTTAGACAACTGTCCTTGGTTCATAATGCTACGCTTAGTCTGTTCATTAAAGACTTTCTTGTCTTCTGCGTCAGGTGCGATAGCTGTAGCTGCAACAGGTCTATAGTTAACACCAGTTCTCTCTGCTAGTTTCTGTGCTGCGTCGTCTAAGCGCTTTGCTATCGCAGAACCAGTCTGCTGAAAACCTGTCTGACCTGCTAAGAAGCGTTGTGCAGCTTCAGTAGACAGTCCTTTAGCAACGCCAGAGCCTGTAACAGCTAAGTTAAGACCTATATTCATTGCATCGTCTACAGCTACAGAAGTAGGTGATACACTAGCAAGAATTGATGTTGCAAACAGTCGTTCAAAGATAGAGCCTGTCTTAGGTAGCGTTTCTTGGAAGAACCTTATACCTTTTTCTAGTTTAGCTATGTCGTCGTCAATCGTAGACATTGCTTGTGTGAAGCGTGCTTTTTCTTCAGCTAGCAGATCAGACCTTTCTCTAGAGTCTTTAGCTGTCTTTTTTGATGCTTCAAAAGCTCTGTTTATTTCCAACTTACGCGCTTCATTCTCTGTCGTTAGTTGTCTTTTTTGTGTCTTTAGAAGTCCTTTTTCAGCCTGTACTTCCTGCAAAGTTTTTTGCTTTAGGTTGTCAGCGTCTTTGAGTGCGTTAGACTCTATAAGCTCTTTTCTCTGTGCTGCTAGGTTGTTAACGTCTTGTGCCTCTTTCTGCAGAGCGCCTTCTCCAACTGACGAGAAATTAGTTCCTTGAGACTTGTTAGCAACAATCCAGTCGTCAGCAGTGAACGCTCCTTGAACTCCTTTGCTTCTTCCTGTGGCGTTAGAAACAGCGTCCTCTAGCGTGCTTTTTAATTGCCATAGTTGTCTATCTTGCATAAAAGAAGCAGCATCTTTTTTACTTAAACGAGACATAAGCATATCGTCAAAGAACTGCTGTATAGGTTTTGTTATCTGTCTTGTTGCATTTTGTTTTTCTGACAGGTTGTTTATAACAGTTCCTATTTCGCTACGAAGCTGTAATAAGTCTTCTCCAGACATTACTCCGTTTTTAGCACGTTCTTTTATCATAGCAGTTACGTAATTGTTAATAGTAACAGCCGCTGTCTTACCGTTAGCTCCTGCAAGCTGTACTTTTGTGTCGTTCTTTTTTAGTATCTTTTCTATACTCTTTTTAATAGCTTCAAGATTCATAGGATACTCAGCGCCTTTTGCAGCTGAAAAACCAACAGAACTCCAAGAGTCTCTAACAGCTTTAAGAGCGTCTTGCGGAGCCATTGCAGCTATTTCGTCAGCTAATCCTTCTTTTGCGTTTGTTGGCAAGGCTTTAATAATAGCCCCTGTTCTAAAAGAAGACTCTACAGCGCTAACAGCAGCGTCAGCTTCTCTGGCAGCAGCGGCCTTTAAAGCGTTCACGTCTACAGATTGCTCTAGCTCGTCTATTCTTTGTTGGCTTACTGCGTCTAGTTCGTCTTTGGCTATTCTACCTTGTGCAGATAGATCAGCTTTTAAGTCTTCAGCCAACCGCTTTGCTTGTGCTTTTTGCTGCTCTTCGCTGCCTGCAGATATAGCTTTAGCCCTTGCTAGAGTTTTTTGTGCGTTTTGCTTTAGGTTAACACCTCTTTCTTTAAGTGTATCAAGAGAAGGTAGTCTATTTACCATTGCTCTGGCTTGCTGCTCTACTAAAGAACGTCCTCCATAGGCTTTTGCAACAACGTGTTGATACACAGGCGCTAGAGCGTGTTCTGTAAACATTAAGTTAACAAAGTTAGCGCCTTTGCCTATCTGCTGAGCAATGTTGCTTTGTAACGCTTTGTTAGTAGCGTAGCCTGCTAAAGAAAGAGTACCGCCAAACGTAGTGCCTAAAGCACCACTAACTAAAGCGTTCTGTGCTTTTTCTCCCATTGTGTCGCCTTCAGCGCCAATAACAGCCGACTCAGCCCCTACAAGCCCTGCTCCTAGAACAGGAGTGCGTGTTTGCGTAGCTATGTTGTAAGCGCGTGGACTAAATCCTGACAACTGTTGAGCAAGTTTTCCTGCTTCGTCAGCCTGTGCTGCGGTTGCTCCTATTGCGCTTCTACCACCAAGAGCAGTTCCTGTCTGTACAGCAGACTGCCTAGCAAGTTCTGCTTTGCGTAAGTTAGCTGCTTGTCCTAGTAACTGACCGCCTTTCATAGACACTGGCGACAGAATGCTACCTGCTATGTTTGCCGTAGTTGCTGCTACAGGTCTTTCTTCTAAAAACGCAGCAGAGTCAGCTTCGCTTCTAGCAAGCATTTCGTCTTTTATCTGGCCTACTGTTTTGTCTTCAGAGCCGTACATACCAAATAACTTGTAAGCAGCAGCGCCTATCCACGCCCCTATTTCTTCGCCTTTATTTAGCCACATACCGTCAGTAAAAGCTCTAGCTGCTTGTAAGCTGTCGTTAGTATCCCAAGAGCCTTCTTCTGCTTGTTGTATTAAAGACGATACTTCTTGGTTTACTCCGTCTTCTAGCTCTGCTTCAAGAGCAGGACGCTTTTCAGCAAACAACGAAGACATAACGTTAGAAACATTACTGTCTCCTGCAAACTCGTTATCTTCTGTTATTTCTTTTCCTGTAAATACACTTTTAGCCATTATTCAGTCCTTACTGCATTATCAGATCAATAGGCAGTTTACCATAATTGTCTTCAAAAACACTCAAAGACGCTTCTATATTAGCTATGTCTTGTTCGGTAGGGTTTTGTAAAGCCTGAACCGCTGTGACTTTTTCTTTAAGAAGTTTAGAAGCTGACACATACTTTCTAAACTCAGCGTCAAAACCAACAGTTGTTGGAGACAAACCTTGATCTGCTTGTGTGCTTATGTACATCCCAAGAAGGTCGTTATACTCTTGATTCAAGTTGTTAATTCTTTTTGTAGCTTGCAAGTAATCATAAACTTCTTGTATAGTAGCGTCTTCGGCAGGAAAACCTGCGCTAAAAATAGCAATGTCTCGATCTGAAGCTGTGCCTTTAGGAAGAGAGTTTACAATTTCTGTGTTTCTTTCTCTAATATATGCAGTTCTTAAAAATTCTATTTCGTCTCTTTCGCCTAGCGCTTTTAACGTCCCGCTTCTTACTGTAGTAAAAACACCACCTGTTGTGTAATTAAGCAAGTTTTCTTCTTCTATTGTCTTTAGTAAGTCATCAATCCTCATGTTAGATGCAAAAGCACTACGAGATATTTCAGCAGAATCTTTATAAGCGTCTTCTACTGTTTTAGATATATCAGCTCTTTCTGGTTTTTCAGGAATAAGAGAATTAAGCTGAGTCATTGTTGTAATTTCTCCTGCTTGTATTGCCGCTATTACAGGAGTAAGTTTTGGATCAGTAGCATCAAAAGACAAACGAGCAATCGCTTCTAAACCGCTTGCTTTTCTGTCTGTAGGAGTAGAGACAATACTTGTCCAGTTACCGTCTTTGTCTTTAACAATAGCATTATTACCAAATATCAATGGAGAAGGATTTGTTACTTTTAACAAGTCAGCCTGTTTGCCGTCAAAAGCACCGCTGTTAATAAGTGCTTTATAGTTAGTTTGTTCTGCCTCGCTAAGAACGGTAGAGTTATCAACCAAAGTTGCGTTAGCTGCTCTTTGTTGTCCTACTTCTTCTCTAGCAGTTACATCAGACGTTAATGCTTCTAAAGCAACAGCTCTATTCATAGCAAAAGCAGTGTCGGCTTGTTGCTGCTCTACTGACTTACGTTCTCTGTCTTCTTTTTCGTCTCTTTGCTGTTTTGTTAACTGAGCCGCTGATTGACGAATTTGAACAGCTTTAACAGGGTCTATAGCGTCAGCCATTGAAGCTAGACGGATAAGGTCTTCAGGATTGTTAGGGTCTACACCTTTCATAGCCTCACGTAGCTTTTCAGAGCCTGTGCGTGTATCTACGCCAAACATACCACCAAGAGCGTTTCGTAATGTAGCCTCTCGCTGTGGTGCATAATAAGCAGCAGCACTACCGCCGCCACTAACTAAGTTAGAAAGACGAACGCCTTCGTCCCGCTGAGCTTTCATAGGATCAGGTAACATATCAGCAAACAATGTGCCTATATCAATTGGTTCGGACATTATTAAAACTCCTACTTAAAATATTCATCAAACAAAGACTGGAACAGTCCTGAGCTTCCGCCTGTTCCGTCACTCTGCGGCGTCTGTCCTAACAAGATGTTAGTAAGAGCTTGTGTTCGTATTTGTTCTAGTGCGTTTGCTTGCGCTTGCGCTGACGTTTGTGCGCCCATTCCTGCTTGTAACATAGAAGCACCTAACTGAGCGCCTTGACGCTGCCCTGCTGCTGATATGTCTGCTGCGCCTAACGTAGGTTTCATCAACTCTGCTAAAGTAGTTGTCGGTACGTAAGACTGCTGCAACGCTGATAAACCAACATCACCTAACATCCCTAACCTTTGTCTAGTTTCTCCTAAACCTTGTAAAACTTGCCCTGATCTTTGAGCTTGTTCGGCTTGTGCTTGTTGAATAGCGCTAACACCAAAGCCTGCTTGCTGTTCTGCTATAGCTTTTTCAAGAGCTAAAGCCTCTGGCGTCCCTCCGTATTGGTTAGTAGTAACGCCAAGCCTTCCTTGACTTAGTAAACGTTCTTCTAAAGCCATACGTTGTCGTTCTTGTTCAGGAGCTACAGACGCTTGTAAACGAGCCATAATATCCGCTTCGCGTCCTGCGCCGCCGCCTCCTGTAAGCATATTTATAATGCTTGTTTGTTCAGCTTCTCTAGCCGCAGCGTCTCCTAAAAACCCTAAACTCGAAGAACCAAGCCCTGTTAACTGTTGTTGTAACGCTTGTTGCTCAGGAGACAATGTAAAACCTAAACCGCCTTCTGCTGTTGTAGCAGCTTGTCCAATACCTGAAGTAAGAGTAAAGGGTTTAAACTGAGTATCTGTTTTCATTTGATTTGCAGACGCTCTAGCTGCTTCCATTGCAGCATTCCCTAAATCTCGTTGGCCTTGTATGCCTTCGTTAGTGGCGTAAATAGAACCTGCGCCTCTTAAAAAGTCAAAAGCCTGACTGCTGTCAAAAAGTCTCATTGTTTCTTCCTTTACTTAAAGTTTATTAACGTCTACGAGCGTAGCCCAACAAATCTACTAATTCTGGTTTTAAATAGTCAAAAAGACTATCTGCCATTGGCGTTCCTATTTGTGAAAAATCTCTACCTGCTGCGCCTACTGCTCCTTCTACGCCTTGGATGCCTTGCGCACCAGTAGCACCTGTAGCGCCTGTAGCACCTGTAGCACCTGTAGCACCTGTTAAACCACGTAGACCTTGCGAACCAAGTAAACCTGTAGCACCTGTATCGCCTTTGTCGCCTTTAGCACCAGTGTCGCCTTTGTCGCCTATGTCACCTTTAGCACCAGTGTCGCCTGTGTCACCTTTATCGCCTGTGTCACCTTTGTCGCCTGTGTCACCTTTGTCGCCTATGTCGCCTTTGTCGCCAGTGTCGCCAGTGTCGCCTTTGTCGCCTGTGTCACCTTTGTCGCCTGTGTCACCTTTGTCGCCTGTGTCACCTTTGTCGCCTGTGTCGCCAGTGTCGCCAGTGTCGCCTTTGTCACCTTTGTCGCCTGTGTCACCAGTGTCACCTTTGTCGCCTGTGTCACCAGTGTCACCTTTGTCGCCTGTGTCACCTTTGTCGCCTGTGTCGCCAGTGTCACCTTTGTCGCCTGTGTCGCCTTTGTCACCAGTGTCACCAGTGTCACCTTTAGCACCGGCAGCGCCAGTTATAATTGTAGCGTTTGAGTCGGTTGCGTTAGCTGCTGTTATAGTGACGCTGTTTTCAGCACCTGTTGTAAGAACACCTACTACAGTGTTGTTGTTAGTGTTATCTACAACGTGTTCGGCAGCAACGCCATCTGTTCCGATAACAGGAGTAACGCTGTATTCGTGTCCGTCGATTAAAACAGCATTTCCTCTATTAGGAACAGAATCGTTGTTTCTGCTGCTTATAAACGAGTCAGTAGCTGCGTCATATACCCATGTTTCGTTATATATAGTGTCGTCATCACCGCCGTTGTCTCCGTTAGCAGCAGCGGCATCTGAAACAACTGTAGCAGCTATTGTGTCAGTATTTCCTTCAAGATCACTATCTCCGTCTAAAAGAGAGCTGTCAGTAGTAGCAGTAGCGGCAGTAGCAGCGTCAGTAGTAGCATCAGTGGAAGCGTCAGTAGTAGCAGCATCAGTAGAAGCGTCAGTAGTAGCAGCATCAGTAGTAGCAGCATCAGTAGTAGCAGCATCAGTAGAAGCGTCAGTAGTATCATCGTCAGCTACAAACGTAGGAAACAAAGTCCCCATACCTACACCTGTTTTAGGATCAAAGTTAGGTATTTCTAAACCTGTATCAGGATCGTACCATTTTCCCGCAGGAAGGCTGTCCCAAGCGGTATTAATCCTCTCTGTTAAACCTGCTGTGCCTCCAATACTGCTTGTATTTTGATTAACAATGTCGCTAATCATTCCAGTAACAGCATCAAAACTAAAAGCATCGTTTTGTCCGGGCAAATAAGACGCAATACCGCCGAATGTTTCGCTTTGACCGTATATGTCAGCCATTGGATCGTTCAGGTCTGAAAAAATACCCATAATAATTCCTAGTTGTTTCGCTCTACTTTCTTAACTTTCTCAAAGCTGCGTAAGCCACCAAGACCGAGCATACCCATTAACACAGGCAGCATTGTGGCAAGGTCAATCATAGGCACTTCAACGCCTGTTTCAAGAAGATTTAGGGTCATGTTAGCAAACGGTATTATCAAGAAGTTACCTGCCATGCCTAACACACAGACCCATCCACAAGCAGGACGCCATCCTGCGACAAACATACTGTTATGTTTAGCCTCGATCTTGTTAATCTCTAGCTGTGCTTTGACTTGTTCATGAGTATGACGCTCTGCCATAGTCGCTATGTCATAAGCTAACTTTTCTTTTAAGTCTTTATCGGGTATTACCTTGTCTAACAAGTCCGATACTGGCCCGATAAGCGATCCTAGCATTGTTAACATCTAAGACACCGCTAACACAATAAGAATAAAAGCAATCAACAACATAGTAACAGTAGCCTGCTCGTCAGTTGCACTCATAAACTTAGCTTTTACAAACTTACCTATGATTTTAGCATATTTCATATACTTATGTCCTGTTATTTAGTACTGTTAAATTCGGTTTAACGTCTTCTTCAGGCTCTATCATAAAGTAGTAAAGTTCTAATAACTCTTCTACTGAGTAGTTGCCTTGTGTTGCTCTGACTAGCTCAAGCATTAATGTCTGCTTAGCCTCGTCAAGAGTCATTAGTATGTACCACCGTCAATAGTAGATAAATTTACTGTGCCAGTAGCTGTTAAGTTAGCCATTGTTACTGTGCCTGTAAACGTAGGAGATGCTGTGTTGGCCTTGCTGTTTACTGCAACAGCGATAGCATCAAATTCAGCGCCTACTTCAGTACCTTTAATTACTTTAGCAGGGTTGCCGCTGACCATTGCATCTTTAGCTGCAAAGTTAGTTATCTTAGTGTAATTGCTCATTAAACAATCCTTCCTAGTAATGCGTGAATGTTTATTTCTTGTAGCGCAATAGTTTTGCCTTCTACTGTTGTCTCTACGCCCACAGCTACTACAGTTCCTTGACCACTAGTGTTAATCTTTTGACGGTTAATAAGAGATATAGACGATGAATACTCAGCCTCTGTGTTAAACTCTGAAATGTTGTACTGACCCACGTTAGACTTAGGCAGTGTATACGCCTGCTTAGTGTACGCACCAGAGTAGTCATAAGCCCAGTTAAGCACTACAGTAGCTTCAGCGCCGTCAAACGTAATTAAGTTTATTTTCTTTAAGAACTTGAGCTTAGATGTGTCACCAAAGCTCAACGGATGGCTAAAGTAGCTGAGCAAGTAACCAGTAGTGTTGTCTGTAAAGCCTGAGTAACTAGCCACACCTGTCTTAGAACCTATGTACAACGCCTCTGTTGATGTAGTTGTAAAACACAGCGGGTTAATATGCGACCATGTAGTTGCTCTATAGCTGCCGTCTTGTAACGGAAACCGTGTATCAAAGCAGTAGACAACGCCTAATTCTTGAAAGTTAAGCAACACAAACGCCTCACGAGGAGAGTAGTGCATACTAATATTGCCTGTCTCTGCTATAAACAGTGACTTAATGTCGTTGTTGACGTTCTTAGATATGTCACCAATAGGCGCTGACTTCTCTTGTATTGTCCTAGCAAGGCTACGCACACCTGAGTCATCAAGGAAGATCAGGTCTTTACCAGTAGATACCACTGCGTCTCGCGATACACAGCCCACATTAGATATGGTATCCGATAGGGTCATGTTAGCAGGGCTTTCCGCTCCTGAATATAAGACAATAGAGTTCCTGCCGAATATAACTAGAAAGCCGTTGTGAGCCGCTAGAGCAACAATAGTGTCATACCCTGTAGGCCACACCTTAGTAATGTCAATTGAGCCTGTAGAGCCTCCTGACCATGCTGTGCCGTCTAACAGGTCAGACCAATAAATAGTAGACTTGTCATTAGTAAAGTCAGCAACCCACAATCTACCGAATGCTGCTAGACATTCATTACCCTGTGGTGGTGTGCCTGTGGCGTGTGCATGAGCAGACATTTTATCTACTGTACCTGTATGATCCGAGTACAGCAGCGGTTCTTGACCACGTTGAAACATAAACATATGGTCATTAAACGATACAAACTTCCAGTTGTTAGCAGCAATAGTATAAGAAGAGGGCGTTGCATCTACTAATGTTGTAGTGCCTGTAAATATTTTGTTATTGCCTGCTGATAAGAATTTTATGTCTCCGTCTTCTGCAACAAACTCACCCATAGACTCAATACCGTCAGAGCTGCCAAGAACAGCAGGGCCGTTAGTAGTAAGCACGGTGTAGCCCTTACGAGAAGAAACCCTGCCTTCTTTGTCAATTACACAGTTATCTGCTACCGCAGCAAAGCTAGGCTCTTGCGCTAACGGCGCATCTTGCGTGTTAATGCCTGCAAATCCTGGGGCTGTAATTGTAATGCTCTGTAGTTGTTGAGCCATTATATTTCCTTATACAGCAACGTATGTTGTGTCTTCTGCGTACTTGTTAGCATCAAAAGCTACAGCATCAGACAACGTAGCATCAGCTATAGCAAACTGCTCTGCTGCTGACTGACCGCCTGTTTCGCCACGCTCACGCAACGCCATAGCCAAAGCAAGCTGTAACACAGGGTTGTATGGCACTTTTAGTACATCAGCGTCTGCTGTTAAATCAGCCTGTCTAGCAAACGCATCAAAGAACAAACTGTAGATGCTGTCTGGCTGTGGGTATACTTGTACAGTAATGTCTCCATTAGCGTCTGTACCAGTAAAAGCAAACTTAGAAGGAGAACCCGAAGCAGGTGTCATTAGTTTATAATACCTGTTCATCTCTGTTCTGTTGCTAGTTGTAAACCTAGTCTTGTTTGTTGTGTTTAACGCTTCTCTTACTTCTACTTCTTGTCCTGCTCCTGTTAAAGGATACACAGACGTTCCGTTAACTGTGTCAAAATCAATAGAAACACGTAAAGCAGACCAACTATGTGAGTCTTCTACAAGCTGTTTAGCGTCATTAACAAAGTCGCCAACTAAAGCTGAATAACTTGTTTCTGCTATTGTGTCTACTTGGTTTTCACGCAGTCTGCGTAGAACACTGTTTACTAGTTCTAAATATGTCATCCTAGTTTCCTATGTATGTAAAGACAGCGCCTATGCTTGCAACAATTACTATCCAGATTAGCCGCTCTGTTACTCTTGTACTAACCATGTTTTCAGCTAAAATGTCCATCTTATCTTCTATCGCGTCTACTTTAGTCTCTATATGTGACTGCCGATTAAACACAGTAACAAGCCTTTCTTCAACACGCGCTAAAGACACGATAGCTTCTTGTAATGTGTCAATTTTCTTTTCTACTCTGGTTAATCGGTCTTCCATCTAACTACTCCAATATATCAGTTAGGTTTATTCAGAAACGACTTCTACTACAGGTTCTGTAGGCCATGTAACTTCGTTAGGAAAGCCTTCTTGCGCTGTTATGTCACGAAGAGCCTGCCTGTAAGTAGTCATCTCAGCCGCCATTGTAACATCAGACATTCCTGTCCAATCAGTCTCGGCTAATTTGGCATCACGAGTAGTTCGGACGCTTGCCGCAGCATCAGCATCAAGTTGTGCTTGATAAGCCGCCTCATGCTCAGCCTTAGTAGTAGTAACGCCATCTTCGTCAGTAGTGTCGGCAAACATATCTGACTCAATGTAAGCCTCAACCCAGTTACCGTTTGCGTCCTGCACTGCACCGTTACGGCCTACTTGTTTGTAGGCTGCGCTTGGCTCAGGCTTAGGAGCTGCGAGTACAGGGTCTATGCCTAAGAACGCGCAAGTGTCTGCGTCCCAAACTCGCGGTAGAGATGTGTTGCTGTGCATTCTTCTGACTTCGCCTTGAGTCTTCAGCTCGCCAGTTGATTGAATACGATATTCCATAATTCACCTATGCTATTGCTAAAAATATGTAAGTGCCGCCACTGGCGTTAAGC